TTCTCCACCTAACATAGATACTTGAAAAAAAGCCCCATCATTGTCAGCTTCTTTCTTAAAGCTAACATGCATGTGCTTAGTGTGTTTGTTAGCCCCTGTGTACTTGCGCCACTTCCAGTTAAGGATGCTGGAACAGATTCGTCCATCGTAAATGATGTAACTAATACGCTTGTCTGCTTTTGACTTGGACAAGGTACGAAGCTGATCAGCAAGATCTCCCATGATGTCGGGCTTCCCGCCCTTGAATAAGTCTTTGTCCACATCAATGGCGCGTACCCAGCCCTGCTCATCTGGATTATGATCTGACTTGCGAGCAGCGTGTCGGGTATCACCGATCCAACCATCCGATGTGCGGTCACGATCTGGGAACGAGTCATCTATCTGCTCTCTTAATTGAATAGCAGCTCTAGAGAGTTTTACCTTCATCCAAGTAAAAGCTTCGCTTCATCCTCAGAGATGCCAAGCTTCTCCAGTAGTGCGGCCTTAGCCTGAGCCTTAGTTGCTGCTTCTGCCTCTGCTGCTACACGATCTGCCTCAGCCTGTGCTGCTGCTGCTTCGTTTGCTGCGATCTCTGCGGCAGTCAATGGGCGCTCTGTGACTTCGCCTGTTTCGCAGTTGATTTCGATTGCTGTTGTCATTGTTGCTCCTTGGTTAATTAAGATTTGGAAATTCCGTAAAGGTAAAAACTAGAACCTGAGACAAAATTGCCGTTAGCAGTAAAAGTCATAGAACTGATTGCTGTGCTGTTTCTGTACAAAGCAGCATCTGCTAAGACTTGGTTTGATGTTGCGCTATTGTTCTCGACAACATCAAAGACTGAGATTGGCTTACTGGTCGTGCTCGTGTAATTTGGCAGATAAATCTCGCCATTACTAAAAGTGCTAGCAGTTGAAGTCGAGCCATTGACAGTAATATTCTGAATGTTTGTTTGGCTTGAAAGTCTATCTGAAAGAACATTTGTTCCATTGAAGCCTAGTAATCTAGTCTCAGAATAGTTAGAACCTGAGTCAGAATTGAACCTTAATGTGAAGTCACTTATTGCGCTTGCTTGATCGCCTCTTACGCTAAAGCGCACTACCAGATCCGTATAAGTAGCAGGAATAGCAGAGAAGGTAACAGATGCAGCAGAGCTGCTAAGGACATTGGATGAGATGAGTGTGTAGGTATTTGCCATTATGCTGCCTTTATCCCATACAGAGTAGCGGTTCCAGTAATGTTTGAAGCTGAAAAGCCATAAAGCCTTAAAGATGTAATGGCAGATGTGCTACGCCATAGACCTACTGATTGCCTTGTATTACCGCTACCGTTATTGTCTTCAGACGATGAACTTAGAAGTGTCTTGTATGTTGAACCAGCATAAGAAAACACATCTGTCGTAAGTAAGTTTGGATTAGTACCAGTTAATGAGCAAACAATTAGTCTGTCAATAGAAGTGTTGCGGGATGATACCGCAGATGTACCATCGCCTCTTAATACAGTTAAAGAATAGTTGGTCGAAGTATCACCGTTAAATTGAATACATAATGCTTGAGCAGATGAAACACCTGCAAATACTAATCTTAAATCAGTAAATGTTGCAGGAATAGAAGTAAATGTAACTTCGCTGGTAGAACCTGATAAAGTCGTGGTAGCGATTGGCTCGTATGTTGCTGGCATTTACGCTCCCTTGATTCCGTATAGTGAAACTAATGATCCAGTAGCCAATGAGTCACCACTTGGAAAAAACAAAGTAACAGAAGTAATGGCTGCTGTGTTTAACCAAACACCACTTGTTAATGAAACACCACCTGCGCTATTGCTATCTGTACCTACAAAAGTGCGAACAGTTTTATTCTTTGTGGTTGAAGCGTAATCGTGGATGTCAATAAGACCCACATACGGATACCCGCTAGTTTGTGTCCCAGCCGCATTATCTCCAGCCCAAGTAAATGTACCTGAAGCACTACCGCTTGCATTTGCTGTAGATCCATTACCTGCTAAAGCGTGGCGAGAGTAATTAGATCCTGTGTCGCCATTAACTTGTAAACGCAATGCTTCACCTGTACCAGTTGTAGGCTTGATCGCATAACGGATCTGTAGAGCCGTATAAGTGCTAGGGATGCTAGAAAAGGTTAAAGTTGTCTGACCTGATCCAGTAGCAGTAGCAATGGACTCGAAAGCTGTGCCACCACCTGCTCCACCACTGTCTAAGACAGATACGAATGAATTAAGCAATTCCACCCACCACATACCATGTATCTGTGCCAGTCTTAATGCAAGCGGCAGACTTGTATTGAGCAAGGGTTGGAGCTGCAGCTACTGCGCCACCTGATAGGACTGTAGTTGTGCCAGATGTTACAGCTGAGATTGTGCAGACTCCCACGCCAATGTTAAGCACTGTCAGCACAGTACCGATAGGAAAAGCAACAGATGCGTTAGTAGGGATCTTAAAGGCAATCGCTGTTGCCTTGTTCATGATCTCTAGCACTTGGTACTGGTCAGCAGAGACTGCTGTATAGTCGGCTGTGTTCGCTGTGCCAATGGTGAAGGATGTGAGTCCGTTCATCTGGCTTGCTGCCAAAACCTGACCTGTGCTAAATGGGAAACCTGTTGCCATGATGCTCCTTAGTAACTGAAAACGCTAGTGTCTAGAATACCGTATAATGTCGAGTCAAGGATGAAACCATCGATGATCGGCTCTGCTGTGCCGTAGCGCACTTTCCACGAATTAGGTGTGATTGAGTGAGCAACATTAAAGACCTGCACTGTCTTAGATAGCGTGGTGCTATTAGGCTGGGTCGTAGTGATACTGACAGGGGTAAAGAAGTCCATTGTCAAAGCTGCAACAGTGCCAGCCGTGTAGTTATCCTGCTGAAGATCTAGAGTCAGCTCGTCCACGCGGGTTGAAGTCTCTTTACGAGATGCGATGAAAGCCTGTGCATAATCTAAAGCCTCCGCATCGGTCTGCATGAGAAGCCCCGATTGGTTATAGCTGTGGGTAAAGTACTTAGCAATAGAGGCAGCATCGCTGACGGTCTGGACTGTGCCACCTGTGCGTGTGACGGTTGCTAGGTTATAGATCTGAGTATCGTCAAAGACCCACTTAACATCAAAGTAACCAATTCCTGTGCCATCGTCATTAAACACAATAGGTGTGCCTGCGATTGTACCGACTGTCACATTGCGATCTTGGAAAGCGCATCGACCCTGCGCATCCATGTAGATAGCACCATACTCAGTAGTAGCAATAGTCTGCAAAGCTCCTAGTGCTGTGCGCTGTGTGGCTGGATCTGCCTGCACAGTAGTTAAGCCTGTGTCAATATCGCGTAGGGCTAAAGGCCAGCCGATAGTGTCTAGGATCTTGCCAATGCGTGAGCCTGTGGTCTCACCTGCAACAGCATCGACTACGCCAAAAAATTGTGCATTCTGGAAAAGTCTAAAGCCATCTACTGCCGTTACTGTGGTATAGACAAGATCACCCTCGAACTTAGGGGTCGTAGTGTTATAGCCTGTGATGTAGCCAGCAAAGATTGGGTAAGTCGTACCGCCGTATGTTGCAGTAATAGTCATCTTACGCATAGGGCTCAAATATGTGTAGTAAGGCGATGCCGTATTTTGCGGGTTGAAGTCACCATTCTGGTCGATGATGCGAACTGAAGCTGTGCCAGTCTGAAAAACCTCTGCTGAGATCTGTCTGCCTCGATTAGTCTGTACTGAGTCAATAAGGCTAGAAACATCGACAACAAGGCTTGCAGGGCTATCTGAGAGGACATCTGCACCATCTAGTACGGATGAGTCAAGTATAAACGGATAGCCGAATGAAGCCCCTGTAGAAAAGTCAATGACTACATTGATAACTGGTCTGGTCACAAAGAACCAACCCTGACTAGTGCGTCACCTCTGCTATTTAACTTAATAATAGAATTTTGAATTAAGTTGGTTAGCTCGTCAGGGTTAGCAATAGTGTTAGCGTACACATTTACCACTGGAGCTTTAGAGCCTCCACTGTTCATGTTAGGACTGTAGCCACCAAAATCACCGACCGAGTATTGATAAGCAATTAGATCTCGTAGATCCGATGCATTCTGCATATCTAGTAAATCTGCAAAAGCATTCGCCCGAGCAGTAGCTGCATCTGCATATTCTAGGATAGCCGCGATAGAGCCGCCTGCTGTTGAGATAGGCGCAATGAAGTCTCCTGCTGGAATGCCAGAACCTAGCGACCCGCTTGTCGGTATCTTGGCTTTGCTTTCGGTATTAGCCTTAGCCAGTAAGTCAAGCATCTCTCGGATCTTAGCAAGTGCTGCATCTAGGTTGCCTAGATTGATTAGGTCGGCTGGCTTAAGACCTTCAAGGATTGATTTAATATCTTTTAGCTTTAAGTCTTGGTTAGTAAGAGCACCGAGAATCTTGAGGTCAGCGTTCAACTTCTCGGTTGCCTTAACGATGGCTGCCTCATCCTTAGCAGCAATAGCATCCTCAAGATTTGAAATAGATTGCTTTACATTTAGGCGAGCAGTGTCATTAGCGATCTGGAGTCTTTGTGTGTCAGTGGTGGACTTGGCTAGTTGCTCGGCTTGATTCTTAAGAGCTGCTGCATTCTGGATCTTGTCCATGTCAAAGACATCGTTGCCCTTATTCAGAGCCAGTTGCGCCTTATCAATAGCCAGTTTTAATCTAGCAGCCTTTAATGCTGCTATTTCCGTTGCTGTAAGTTTCTTTTTAGCCGCTAAAGTCTTAACGACATACTCAGCCTGTAATCTGGCTAAATCTGCTAAACCTTGTGCCTCTACACCGCTGCCAGCTGGAACCCGACCAGCCTCAGCAAGAAGGCTAAGATATGAACCAAGAATGGGGATGAGTTGAACATAATCTTCAATGCCGGCATTCTTGAACCCCGGAATTTTGTTTAATTGACCAGCTAGTATGCCAATACCGCGAATAACATCTGCAATGTAAATAGCCGTGTTCTGCATTGCAGTTGCTAGGTTATCGACTGAATCTTGATCACCTAAATTTTTAAGTGCATCGATTAAACCTGTACCGATAATCTCAGAAGCATTAGCAGATGCAACTGCTAACTTATCGATTGAGCCCTGAAATGTATTCGCAGCTTGTGTTGCTGCTCCTTTAAATGTTGTTTCAAGTTGCCCAATGATATCTTCAAACTTGCCAGCTTTAAGATCTGCCTTTGAGATGCCTACGCCTAAACGAGACAATGCAGCGTTATTGCCTAGGTATGCACGACTCAATGCTCCTGTTACAGAACCTAAATCCTTGCCAGTTGCAGCACTTATGTCTAATGAAAGATTAAGAAGTCTTTGTGCTTCACTAGTATTCTGTGTCGCGACCGCTAGTGTCTGATACGCGGGTCTCAACTTGTCATCGAGAATGCCGAACTCGCTTTGTAGTCTCTGGATGTAATCCTCAGAAGATGCTGCATCTCGACCAAGTCCAACATTCTTAAGAGCTAGGGCTAATTGCTTTTGTGCTTTCTCATCTTCTGCTGCTGCCTTAACTGCTTTTTTACCATAAGCAAGAATCTGCTGACCACCAAAAGCCAGACCTAAAGCCCCTGCCAATTTCTTGACATTCTTGCTCATCTTTTCTGTTGCTGTATCAGCTTGTCTAAAAGCCTTCTTGCCAGTAAATTCGGCAGCAATATCAATTTTCACATCTGCTGCCATTAGTTGCCCTTCACTCTCTGTTCAAATTTCATTTTAGAATCTTCAATTGCTTTAACAACTGCTGCGTTAGCCTTGCCTTGATCTTCTGCCCATGCACGAAAGATTGCGCGACCCTTCATCTTACGAGAAGCGCGACCTGCCTGCCCTGTTTCTCTTTGATAAGCATTAACAATAGGTGAAGTGCGACTCATAGCATCGATGAATTGTTGACCAGCGTTAGGGTTATTGCTGACAGATTCGCCTTTAGATCCTGACCGAATTGTCTTTCCAAAATTAGAGTGACTAGGTGCTACTACTTTAACTAATGGAGCTTGAGGTCTGCCCTGTGGATTTAATCGACCAGCAGTTTCATATATAGAGCCAGATGGTGAAGCATTAACGATGCGAGCAAGGGCGCGAAAACCTGAACGATTAGGCTTTGAAGGAGATGTTTTATAGCCAACACCACGCTTGGCTTCAGAAGATGACCAGACTCGATTACCCCAAGTGCCATTACCGCTTTTAGCCCATCCACTTAAAGGCGTGCTAGATGGAATGAACCCACGAGCCTTGACAGTAATCGGCTTAAGAATTGCTGCGATTTCTTTCTGAGTTTCTTTAGCAAGATCAGGTGTAAACTCTCTAAGGGCTTTACGAAGTGCGATTGCGCCTTTTACCTCTGTTGGCATCGCTCACCTCTTTCGCTTCATCCTTGAGCCCCTGCACTAATGCATCGAGCATAGTCTTATCTAGATCTAATAACTGCTGTGGCGCGATTCCCAACCTAATGCTTAGCCTAGCAATTAGGTAGGTGAACGGAAGATCGCGCTTTAAGCTAAAGGGTCTGAATCCTCGACAGTTACTGAGCGTAATGTCTCGATGAAGTCAATCCCGAAAGGCTTAACAGTTTCACCTGACCTGCGTGTTACTTCCCATGCTAACCAATATACATCGCTCTGCTTTTCTTCATCGCGGAACGCTTTATGAAAGCCCTTTTTAGCGTACTGCTCGAATGAGTACTCCACTGCTGGAGTGATCTCGCCTTCTAGTACGCTTCCATCTGTACGAACTATCTTTAGTTTTGCCATGAGCTTGCCCCTTTGTTAGTTTTTTAGAATGTGCCTGAAGTGGCTACTGCAACTGTTGAGTTAGCAGTAAATGTAATCGATTGTGTGGACATGTCAGAAACGCTGCCGTTAATGTCTGTGGTGTTGTTGATCAACAGAGAAACAGTGTATAGAGGGTTGGTTGCAGAAACTGCTGTTCCCTTTTCCTGAAGGAATACACATGTGACTGTTGTTCCCCATGCAGCCTGTAGTGTTGCCAATACATTTGCTGCTGCTGTGTCGTTTAGGAAATCGATTGTTACAGATGATGCTTCCAAGCCCTTAACGAACTTGTGTGCTGTGTCACCCATCGCTGTGACTTCCAATTCGTCAAATGTGCGATTCAGAGTAATACTTGTGACATGGTCTGAAAGATCAACAGAGTTAATCTTCACACCGACTTTGTTATTTAGAAATACAGCCATGAGATTATTCCTCGTCCTTCTTAGTAGTTACTGGCTTTGGTGCTGTTGGTGCTACCTGCCCGATTTTGATCAGGAAGGCTTCGTTTTCTTTTTCCCACTCGGACATTTTAGCTCCAGCTCGTTAGGATTGATACGGACATCTCGCAGCTGAGAAGGTCTCCCGATGCAGCGTTGAGAATACTAGGTGCGCTTATCGCGCTTACATTATAGGTCAAAGATGATGCTGCGAGCTTAGCGAACACGCTACAAACAGTATCTTCTATCCCGTTAAGGTTTCCCTCATTGTCAAAAAGTGGCACAGTCATAACAATCTTAAAGTTAGCCATAGGGCTAATTGTGATGTGCTGATTGTTGCTAGGTGTTAAATAAGGATCATCTGGAGAAACAATCACAGAGTTAGCAAGGACTGTTGCAGGTGGAAAAGCAAAAGTCTGCCA